ATTCAGGAAAACTTTTCCATGATAAGGAACGTCAGCTGTTCTACTTCTACAAGCATCGACCGCATCCAAAAGATGCGGCTGATAACCAAATAAAAGTGGAATCAGATGATTAGAAACACGGTCAGACGCCTCGCTCAAATCGAGTGTGGCGCTGAGTCCATCAACGGACCCAGTGCGGGCCATCTCCTGGTTAGGGAGTTGGGAAACCGTACTGATCATATTGTGAAGAATGACATCCTTCGCAATACTCTCGTTAAAAGCAGTGAGCAGACCTTGTTGCATAAACTGCATCCAGGTCGGCTCAATTGCAATAATACGAGGTGTTTTTAACGTTTTAGGAACAGAAACCACCCTAACAGGGGTTTCTTTTCCAGGTTCCTCGAACTCTACTTCGGAATAGGGCGTTCCGCCATATTCCCTCGTAGACGCATATTTCCAAAAAGGAAATACGTGCTCCAAGCGGTCACTCCACGTACGATTGGACCATTTGCCATTGGCAACAGTCCCCTCTGCGGTAGCGCCGGGCCCATGATTAGGTACAATCTCCATTTCCTTGACCAACTGGTCAACGTTATGAAAGACTGGCCCAAATAAAAGGCTCGCAGTGCGAACGAATCTTGCCGATTCCTCGGCAGGAATTCGTTCATTCAGCTTGTAGAGTTCGATGTCACACTTGACGTACGAATCGAAGGCCGCTTTTACACGGTCTTCGGTGCAGTCGATGTTTATCTTACCAAACATCAGGGAAACCTGACGTATGGCGCGGATAGCATCGATATTCGGATCGTCAAGGAGGATACCACTAGAGCGATCGAAAACAAGATCGAAAAAACCTCCTAACATAAGGGGGAGCTTTCCTCTCATACGGAAAACCGTAAGAGAGCTTGGATCCACGCAACCAGAGGACAAACCTCGCAAGAGGAATCCATCTAGTTGCGAGAGGGATATCGTTAGAAACGATATCCCCTCGTTTTCAACCCGCCGAGTGATTGTTTTATAATCACTCGAGGTATCAACTGAGCAAATACCCCCCATTTCTGAGAGGGTATGGCGAAGGAGTATAATCAGGCTTTTCAAAATAGCTCCTAACAGAGCACGTTTTCCGAGAGGCCATAGTATACTCTAGCACATTAGTGCCTTCGACCACCGTAACGGAATCCGCCTGGGCGTGTAGCCCAGACGGATCCGACGATAATGACTAGAACGACCAGTGCCATAAGGTACTGGACGTCATTAGTCATTAGGACTCTCCACCAAGCACCTGGAGCAGCTTAGCATTGCTACCGGCAGTAAGCCAAGTATTCAATGCTACTACAACAGGAGCAAGG